CGGACGCGGCGCTCCTCGCCCGTTATCGGAGGGACTACGAGGCGTCGAAGTCTGGGAGGAGTGGAGTCGGGGTCGGATGGCTCCAGCTCCGGGACGGGGTCAACGTCATCCGCATCCTCCCGCCGTACGGGAAGGAGGATCAGTACAACATCGTCGTCGGGCAGCACTTCGTCCGCTCGGGAGAGCGGAAGACCGGCGTGTTCTGCCCCCGCCTTACCCTCGGGTTCGACGGGCGGACCCCCCTCGTAGACTGGGACTGCCCCGTCTGCGAGTATACGGACCTCGTCAAGAACAGCGCGAAGCGTGGCCGTGAGCTCTCGCGCGCGAAGGAGCTCGGAGCCGTCACGCGATGGGTCTGTCAGGTCCTCGACCTCGACGACGACGTCGATACCCCACTCTTCTGGAGCTTCGACCTCTCGGTCTACGAGCAGCTCCTGGGGTTCCTTACGAGCACCTCTCCGGATATCCTCGACGAAGACGAGGGGGAGAATATCACGGTCAGGAAGGTGCGCCAGGACCGCTGGACGAAGTACGTCCTCTCGGTGGAGGCCGGGGCGTCCCCGGTGAGCGACCTCGCACTCGAGAGGCTCGTCGACCTCCGGGTCTACATCAGGTCCCGGATACCCCGACCCGAGGACCTGGAGCGAATCCTCGACGGAGGGAGTCCATCCGATCTCCTCGGGAGAGGGGACGCCTAGGGAAGCCCCCGAAAGTCTCCCCTAGGGGGCGCTCCGGGGCTCCTCGGGGGGCGTTTTTAGACTAGAAGAAGGGAGGGAAACGAGGTAGAGTCGAGGGCGTTCGAGGGCAGCGTCTCTTTCGTCGGAAGAAAAGGAGATGTATATCGTGGAAACGGATCGTTTCTCAGTGGAGTTCGACGGTGAGCCGAGGACGGAAGGCACGACGTCCGAGTGGATCTACGCGCTCTACTCCATTCTTAATGAAGATCAAAAAATTCGCGTCCGTATGGATGTACGGATCTTACATGCAAGCAGGTCGACTCGATGATGTTTACCATGTCCGATCTCCTCGAAGAGCGGCGGAAGTTCCAGCGGATCTACGTGAGGAGAAAGTACCACAAGGACCTCGAGGACCTCACCGAGGAAGAGACGTCGGAGATCATCAAGCAGCAGGTCCTCTCGATGGCAAGTGAGGTCTTCGAGTTCCTGGACCGCGCGACGAACTGGAAGGACCACCGCTCCCCCTCGACGCTCGACCGCCGGGCTGCGCTCGAAGAGCACGTCGACATCGGGAACTACTGGCTGAACCTCTTCGTCTATCTGAAGATCGACCCGCACGAGTTCCTGAAGATCTACTCGGAGAAGAGCGAGACGATCCTTGCACGCTGGAAGGAAGAGATGGAGGCTAAGTAAAATGTCCGATAGCGAGAGCATGGACCTGCACCAGAAGGCGACGCTTCGGTCGCTCAATCGACTCCGGAAGCGCCGGGTTAGCGACCTTCAACTTCTCAAGCTCGGTCTCGCTCAGGTCCTTAGGCGGACGCTTCCGGGGACGATCTACGATATTCCCCCCGACGAGGCCGCCGTCATCCTCGAACTGGAAAGGAGAGGGAACTAATGGCCAAGGAAACGATCTTCGACCCGAAGAATCTCGAGATCACGGTCCCGTCGCTCGACGGACGCCCCGCGTGGAAGGTGAAGCCGATCCCCTTCGTCGAGACGGACATCGTCAACATTAATGAGGATATGTCGCAGCACGCGGCGAAGGTGGCGTGGATCGGCGCGCTCTACGCGGACGCGAAGTACGAGCGGGAGCGCCTCAAGGGGGTACGCGATCAGGTCGAGGGGGGGATCATCCTCGAGTACCTCTCCTCACTCTCCCCGGACGGGAAGAGGCCGACGGGGCAGGCGGCGGAGGCGTACGTCCCGCAGCAGCAGGCGTACATCGGGGCCGATCTCGCGTACCTCGACATGGCCAGGACTGTCGACCGTCTCGACGGGATGCGGACGGCCCTCGAACACCGCATGCAGCTGATGGTCTCTATCGCGAGTAATAAGCGTCGGGAGATGGATGGGGGCGATCCCGGCCGCCTGACCGAGCGAATCCACGAGAAGGAGGGGCGGGAGGCGAAGTACAGGGAGCAGCTTCGGAGTGAACGCGGTACTAAACTCGAAGGGAGACGCTGAAAATGGCACGTGAGGAACGCGCGCGGAAGAGTGGATTGGGCGTCGTCGACGACGAGCTGATGGAACGCTATAAGAAGGACCAGGAGAGCGCGAAGGCGAAGAGCGGGAGCGGGCAGAGCGCGGAGTGGATCTCGCTCAAGGACGGGCTGAATATGGTCCGCCTCCTCCCCCCGCTGACGAAGGGCGACCCGTTCTACATCTACATCGGGCAGCACTTCCAGCTCGGGGAGACGAAGAAGGGAAACGTCTACTGCCCCCGTCTCTGCCTCTCGATGGACGGGAAGACGCTCATGTCCGACGAGGCGTGCCCGATCTGCGAGTACGTCGCCGAGGTCAAGAAGCTCTCGAAGAAGACGAGTGAAGTCGCGGCCGCGGACGAGATGCGCGTCTCCGGTCGCTGGCTCTGTCAGGCCCTCGACGTCGACGAGGACGACGGGAAGCCCCGGTTCTGGTCGATGGGGCCGATGATCTACAATCAGATCATGGAGTACCTCACCGGGAAGTACCCGATGCTCTACCAGCTCGACGGGGGGTACGACCTCAACGTCAAGAAGAGCGGGAAGGGTCTGGAGACCAAGTACCAGCTCTACCCGGAGAAGGACTCGACGGAGGTGGACGAGCGCGTCGTCGACGACATGCTCGACCTGGAGGAGTACGTCAGGGTCCGGCTCTTCAGCCGAGACGAGCTGAATCGCGTCCTCGACGGGGAGGACCCGATGGAGATCGTCAACGGACGGTCGTCCGAGGAGAAGGACGCCAGGAAGACTGGGCGCGAGCCCGAGGAGACCCCGGTACGCGGTCGTTCGCGGAAGGAGCCGGAGCCGGAGGAGGAGCCCCCGGTGCGTGCACGCGGGAGGCGGGAGCCCGAACCGGAGGAAGCGCCTGCCCGTGGTCGGGGTGGACGCGGAGACGAGTACGACGACGCCGCCGAGAAGGAGATGGCACGGCTCCGCGATAAGTCGAGCGGGAAGAGTACGAGGCGGGAGCCGGAGCCCGAGCCGGAGCCTCGTGGACGGAGCCGGAGGTAGTAGTTGGAGGACGAGGAGAGACCATAATGGCGAAGCGCGACGTAGAGCAGCTCGCGGTGAAGCTCGCGTCCGAGCTCGCGAAGCTCGGGGACCGGAAGAAACGGGGGGTCAAGCTCGCGCCGGACCCGGTGCAGGTCTACAGCGATCACGTCAGGACGACGCGGAAGATGGAGTTCGTCTCGACCGGCCATCACGCTCTGGACCGCATCCTCGGTGGGGGCATCCCGGTCGGACGGACGATAGAGATCTACGGACCGTACTCGAGTGGGAAGTCCGTTCTGCTCCATGAAATCATCGCTCAGGCCCAGGCCCTCGGGGGCCTGGGCATGATCAAGGATCCAGAGTCGACGCTCGACGAACCATTTGCAGTCCGGATAGGCGTCAATCCACGCGCACTCCTTCACAACGAACCGGATACGGTGGAGGATGTATTTCAAGAGGTCTGGGACGCCGAGACGACCCTCAGGAAGCTCGACGAGGACATCCTCTTCGTCATCGGACTCGACTCGCTCGCGGCGACCTCGACGAAGCACGAGATGGAGGACTTCGACAAGGCGGACATGACGAAGGCCAAGGTGATCTCGGCGGGGTTCCGCCGCATCACTCGGCTCATCGCCAGGGAGCGGACGATCTTCGTCGTCGTGAATCAGACGCGGCAGAAGATTGGCGTCATGTTTGGGAACCCAGAGACGACGTCCGGAGGAGACGCGCTCGGGTTTCACGCGTCGCAGAGGATTCGGATCTCGCAGGGGGTGCTCTACAAGGGGCACAAGCGGAAGATCTTCGACCACGGGCAGCCCGTGGCGGGACGAGCGGTCGTCGAGGTCGTCAAGAACAAGGTCGGGGCGCCGTTCAAGAAGTGCGAGGTCATCCTCAACTTCACGGACGGCCTCGTGGCCTGGAGCGGCTTCGCCGATCTCCTCGCGGACGAGGAGCGGATCAAGAGGGTGGGAGAGAGCTTCGAGTACGAGAAGCGGCGGTTCGAGTGGTATGAGATAGAGGACGTGCTCGAGAAGCACCCGGAGATCCTCGGGGAGGGGGATGAATAGCATGCTAACGAATCTGGTTCTCAACGCTCTCGGCTTTCTCATCGGAGGCAGCGTTATCTACTGGATCTTTACCTCGGCGGTCCCGGACATCGTGGACGAGATGACCGGGATGCTCCTCTCGACCCTCCGATGATCGTCCGCGTCTACGTCGCCGGGCCGATGAAGTCTGGACTCGAAGTAGGTATTCACAGGGCAGTGCAGGCGGCAGACGAGCTCATGGCGGAGGGCTTCATTCCGTTCCTTCCGCAGCTTCAGGCGCTCTGGAACATGATAAGCCCGAAGGATGATATCTACGGGTACTTCCTCCCCTTCGACTACGCCTGGATCGACGTCTGCGACTGTCTCCTCCGCCTCTCCGGCGATTCGTTCGGGGCGGATCAGGAGGTGGTCTACGCACAGAAGATCGGGAAGCCGGTGTTCTACTCTATCCCAGAACTCAGAAAATGGAAGGAGTCGAGATGATTATCGGAAACGAAGAAGATGGAGGACGGTACAACGTACACTTTCACTACTTTAAGTACGACGGGAAGCGGATGACGTTCTGTACTATTCATCCCTGCCCGTGTACCTCTAAGATGCGACCGTGCGGGACCGTTCCAGCCGCTACGGCACACTCGGAGTGTAGCCGCCGAGACGAGTTCAGGAAGTCGACGGGGCGGAAGATTGCACTCGCAAGAGCAATGACCAAGCTCGGTCTCCTACGACCGCATAGAGAGAAGCTCTGGACGAGCTACTTCTCGAAGGTCAAGAAAGACTAGAGGAATATGATGAGTCGAGGCCCCGAACTCTACGGGAAGAAGAGGTGGACTGAGGAGGAACTCCATATCGCAGCGATGTTCGCGTCTCGAGTCTATCAGAAGAACCTCACGCTCTACAAGGCGATGAAGCTCTGTCACGTCTCTCTTCCGGTGAGAACTGAGTCGGCGTGCCGGGAGATTATCCGGAAATTTGTAACTGGGAAGCTGCCGATCGACGCGGCTGACATCTGGTTTTCGCCTATTATTATAGGATTTCATCGTTCAGCTACAGATCCTATAGCATGAAGACGAAGACTCTAGTTTGTGACGGAAAAAATGTAGTGATGCGGAACTTCCTCGCCTACCCAAGATGGCTCGCGGCCGAGGGCGGGGAGCGGACGAGCATGATCCACGGCTCGTTCCTGGAGCTCTTCCGTCAGATCCGGATGTTCGATCCCGAGCGGATCGTCGTGACGTGGGACTCCCCCTCCGCCTTCCGCCGGAAGCTGCTCCCGACCTACAAGCTCGGGAAGGACGGGAAGCGCCGGGGGGCGATGACGGAGGCCGACTACGAGAACTTCTCCGGGCAGCTCAAGATATTCCGGGAGGGGCTCGCGGCGCTCGGCGTCATGGAGGTGAAGGTCGAGGGCGTGGAGGGGGACGACCTCGTCGCGCTCGCGACGGCTACGACGTCGCTCCGCCCGATCACGATAAGCTCGACGGATCACGACTTCTGGCAGCTCGTGCGGGACGACGTCCAGATCTACGACCCGAGGACCAAGACCTGCTGTACGGCCGAGGGCTTCGCGAAGTTCACGGGGTTCGACGGTCCTATGCATCACCTCGCGTTCAAGGTCATCAAGGGGGACCCTGGGGATAGTATTCCGACGGCGATCCCGAGGCTCGGGGAGGAGAAGGCGAAGGCTCTGGCGAGGAAGCTCCAGCTCCCGAGACCCGAAAGGTTGAGCGAGGTCGTGGACCTCGTGGCACTCCCGCTCGACGTCGAGCCCTATAGGACGAGGGAGGTCTCGCTCGCCCTGGCGCGGAACTTCAAGCTCGTCTCGCTTCACGCTGCTGTAATAATCCAGAAATCCGTCATGGCGGACGTGGAATTCCCCGAGGTTCCAGGGTCGTGGGAGGGGTTCCTCGAGTTCTGTCAGCTCTATCAGCTCTCGACGGTCATGCGGGCCTACACCGAGACCCGGAGCGCACTGCCTCAGGGGAGGGGATAAGTATGACGACCTATCCTATAAGCTACAAGGTTGGTACGAACTTCGATCCGAATCTCCTCGTAGGACTTGGAGAGCTAAACTCCAAGTACGGCGATAGGTCGTGGAGGATCACGGAGCTCTACGGGAGCCTCCCGAGCGTCAACCCCATCGGGACGGCGAGGCCGGGGTTCAGGCTCCAGGACGGAGACAGGGACTTCCTCCGGTCCTACGTCAAGGATGCGCTCGAGCTCGGGATGGGACTGAATTACACGATCAATACCTCATCGGTAGATCCGAGAGTACTCAAGGAGCGGGAGTCGGAGATCGCCGAGTTTCTGGAGTACCTCTCGGAGATCGGCGTCGTCCGGGTGACGGTCGCGCATCCACTCGTCGCGCAGCTCGTCTACTCACTCGCCCCGTCGCTCCCGATAGAGCTCTCGACGATCCTGCAGATCAGGCACCCACGGCAGCTCGAGCTCCTCAAGGCGCGCTGCCCGAGCATCCAGAAGATCTGCCTCGACGTCTTCGCCAACCGG